AGTACGGCCGGTTGAGCAAGTTGGAGCAAGAAATCATCCGAGATGTAATGAAACTCTATGACGATGATGGTAAGCTCCTGCGGGAAACACTGACGGAGGTTTACAACACCTCTTATTACCGAACAGCATGGGCTTTGGAGACTGAAACTAGGGCAAGGCTAGGTTACAGTGCTGTGGACCTTAAAACGGTCCAGTTGAGCATCCAAAATCCGTTTACAGGGTTAACACTCAATGAACGTCTTGAAAGGAACAGGACGAACCTAATTTACGGCTTAAAAGAGGAGTTGACTAGAGGTTTTGTCAATGGGGATACCTACCCGCAGATATCTCGAAGGGTTAAGGATCTGCTCGAGGGCGATGCCGGCAAGGCCATTCGTATTGTGCGAACAGAATCGACCAGGATATACAACGAAGCGCAATACGACTCCATCCTCCATGCCGAGGAACAAGGCATAACCATGACTAAGACCTGGATAAGCTCTCGGGACGACCGCACCAGGGAGAGCCACGAGATGCTGGATGGCGTTACAATCCCGGTTGACGAACCATTTGTAATCGACGGCGACGAGGGTATGTTCCCTGGCGATTTTTCCGAGGCTAGGAACGTGATTAACTGCCGATGCACCGTTGAGTACAACGTTGTTGCTATAAATAAGCCCACTCATGATGAGCTGGGCGATATGAGTTTTGATGACTGGATGAGTGATAGACTTCACTAAAACTACATGAGGGCAAGTAAAGGGCAACTCTGCGGAGGGGCTTTTTTGCTTGAACTTAAAAGGAGGACAACCAATGAAAGACCTGTTAAATCGCATGAACTTGCAGTTGTTTGCTGAGGGGGATAACCAGGAGGAACAAAACCCTGGGGATAACCAGCAGCAGGACACCAATAACGACATCCAAGACAAGCCTCTAACCATGGACGAAGTCCGAAAGCTCATACAGAGCGAGACGGACAAGGTCCGCACCGAGTACAGCAAGCGTCTCAAAGAGGCGCAGGCCGAAGTGGAGCGTCTCGCCAAAGAGAAGATGTCGGAAGAAGAAAAGGCCGAGTTTGAGCGCCAGAAGCTCCAGAAGGAACTCGAGGAAAAAGAGAGGGCCCTCTTGGAGAGGGAGCTTAACCTCTTGGCCGTGAATCTTCTCACCGAGGCTAAGATGCCGCTTGAGTTTAAGGAATTCGTGGTGGGTGTTGATGAAGAAACAACTAAAGCTAAGGTCACTACTCTCAAGAACCTCTGGAACACTGCGCTAGAGCAGGCCGTCAAAGAGCGGTTCAAGGAGAAGGGCCGAGATCCTTACGACACAAGTGGTTCTGGCGATACCGTCAAGAACCCCTGGAGCAAGGAACACTTTAATCTTACCGAGCAAGGCAGGTTACTCCGGGAAAACCCCGAGCTTGCCAAGCAATTGATGGCTAACGCCAATAAATAGACTAACGAAAGGATGATGTTAAATGACTGACGTAATTCAACCTGATATTACACGTATTGCTGACGTAATTCAACCTGAAGTGTTTACTCCATATGTAATCCAGCGCACCATGGAACTGTCTGCACTGGTGCAGTCTGGTATAATGCAGCACTCTCCCGAGTTTGACCAGTTGGCAAGTGGTCCTAACACGCTGATCAATATGCCGTTTTGGAATGACCTAACTGGCGATCCAGAGGTTATGGCTGACACTGGGGAAACCACTCCAGACAAGCTTACCTCGAATAAGGACGTAGCTCGCAAGCAAGGCTGGGTTAAGTCCTTTGGAGCCAACGCTTTGGCTGGACACCTTGCTGGTGATGATCCGATGCGGGCCATCGCTGACTTGTTCGCATCTTACTGGGCAAGGCAGAATCAGAACATCTTGCTTTCCATCTTGGAAGGCGTGTTTTCCTCCGCAACGATGGCTGAAAAGGTGCATAATATTTCGACCAAGACTGACGATGCTGCGCTAATCAGCGGAACAACCTTTATCGACGCTGCCCAACTCATGGGGGATGCCAAGGATCTGCTGACCGGCGTGATGATGCACAGCGCTGTTGAAGCATACCTAGCCAAGAATGATCTCATTGAGTCTGCAAAGGACTCTACTGGCAACATGAGAGTCAACACCTTCTTGGGTAAGAGTGTGATTGTGGACGATGGTATGCCATTTGATACCCAAAATGGCGTTGGTGTAGCTTACCTCTTTGGTCAAGGAGCCATTGCCTACGGTAACGGTTCTGATCCGCTTATTCAGCAGACCGAAGTAGTGCGCAAAGGCCTCTCTCTTGCTGGCGAGGATATTCTTGTCAACCGGCGCCTGTCCTTAATCCACCCTCGGGGTGTGAAGTGGACTGAGAATGAAGTTGAGGGTACCTTCCCTGACTTTGATGAGCTTGAAGACGGTACCAACTGGGAGCGGGTTTACGAGCCCAAGGCGATCCGCATCGTGAAGTTCGTGTTCAAGATTGATTAGGGGCCGTTTAATGCGGTCCCTTTTTTTGAAAGGTGGTTGGATCAACCATGGCTTTAATCTCAGAAATACTTAATGACGTCCTAAGCAAAGACGGAAAAGCTTTACGTGTTGAGGTTCTTAGAGAAATAGGGGGGAGTAGCATGAGGTTTTTAAGTGGCACAACAAACCCAACTCCTGAAATAGGTGTTCCTGGCGATGTATATTTAAACACTTCAAGTGGCGATTTGTTTAAAAATGATAATGGCACATGGAATCTACTAATGAATCTAGTTGGCCCACAAGGGCCAAAGGGTGATACAGGTCCAGAAGGGCCACAGGGTGAACAAGGGCCACAAGGTCCAAAAGGCGATCCTGGAGCAGACGGAGCAGACGGAGTAGGAATTGAGGATATAACTTCTGATGGCACAAACATAACGTTTCACTTGTCTGACGGTACAACGAAGGTAATTCCGTGGCCACAAGCATAGCAGACTAAATTCTAAGGTGGTGATACTGTGACCAGGTATGAAAAGCGGGTTGCAAAACTGCGCAAGGAGTATGAGGCCAAGGTCAAAGCCCGAGAAGCCAAAGCAAAGAAAGCCAAAGACACCACCAAAGCCGATGACAAGGCGGTGGAGTAATGATTACAGCTGTAGCTGATAGGCTCGAAATACCTCTAGAGGAGGCGAAGGAATATTTTCGGGTGGATACGGACCTGGAAGATGAGGTTATTGTGGGCTGCTTGGCTGCGGCCAAAGCCGAAGCGGATGCGTATCTCCAGAATCCCTTTGTGGACTCTGAAGGTAACGTCTTACCTATCCCGGCCTCCGTAAAGATGTGGGTCCTAAAGAGGGCTCACTACCACTACACACAGCGTGTCGGTGGAGTGAGCAGTGAATCTGTGTCGGGCATCGGCTCTGTGGCGTATGGCGATGCCTTCGCCGAGTTGAAGCCCTACCGGAAGAAGGTGGTCCGGTTTGTATAATGCACTGCGGCATCGCATCAAAGTTGAGGAGCTGCACCAAGAGCATGGCCCGCTTGGTCCCATCGAAGAATGGGTTCCAATCGCCGAGCTTTGGGGCGGGTTTGCCGAGGTGAGCCTTGAGGGCCGGGCCCAGTTCCAGCAGATCGGCCATACGTCCATTGCTGGCAAGCTGATGTTCCGTAGTCCTTTGGGGTTTGACCTAAACATGGCTAATCACAGGTTCGTTTACAAGGGTGAGTACTACGAAGCGGTTGAGCCGCCATCCAACCCGGACACGGTCAACCGCTTTGTGTCGATTGTGGTCAAAAAGCTACCACAGCAACCCTAGAAAGGCGGTGGTTCCTGTCCGAAAAAAGTCGAAAGTAACAATCAAACTAAACACGCACAATATACTCCCGAAACTTGAATCTGTGGCCACGCAACGGATGTATGCCGCTGCCAACGAGGTGCGGAATGAGACGATCAAAACACTATCCGGCAACCGCACAGGGCGAATCTACAAGGTGCCAGGGACGCAGGTAACCTATACCGCATCAGCGCCAGGGGAACCGCCTGCTGTGCAAACAGGCCAGTTGCGCAACAGCGTAACAGCCATCGTGGAGAAAGAAGGCAAGTCAGTGAAGGGATTTGTCGGCACGGAGCTCATGAAGGGCTTGTGGTTAGAAAAGGGCACGAGCAAGATGGCTCCCAGGCCATGGCTGAAACCGAGTTTTGACAAGTCGTTGGAGCGGGTCAAGGAAATTTTGAGCAGAAGGTGGTTCTAGATGGATACTCAATCGGCAATTAGGTACGCGGTTTGGTATCGCTTGACACAAGATGAGGAGTTGAAGCGGCTATTCGGCGGCCAGGTACGCATGTATCCGGTCTGGGCCCCTAAGGACGCTCCACTGCCTTATATGGTGCATCGGTTTCAAAACGACCGGGTAGATACGGTCATCAAAAATGGTCGATGGTATCTAGACTTTTGGGACTACAATGCGAATGCCGAGAGAATTTATGCCATCGCAGGACGTGCTATTGAGCTTATGGAGTGTTCAGTCTTGGGTTTGGTTGACAGTGGTTCGGGGTATGTGTGGGTCTGCCAGGCGGTACAAGATGCACCGGGGGATTTGTTGGTGGCTGCAAGGTTCTATTTGTTGTCTGATGGCGATGTGCCGGAAGATACTGATGGCATATGGCATTACGCCAGTACATGGAATATAAGGTTTACGTTAAGTCCCGCTCAAATAGAGCGGCTAATACAAGCTAAGGAGTGATTAACGAATGTCTCTGAAATATCATGCGATTACTGCAGACACCCCTAAGCAGATTGTTTTCGATGCCGGGGTAGTATATCGCAACTTTGTAAGTCCCAGTGAACCCGGCGAGCTCATTGGAGCTACACGTGGCGGTAGTGAGTTTAACCTAACCCTTGAACAAAGGGAGATTGAAGCAGATGGTGTGCCAGGTCCTCTTAAAGGATTTAAGCGCATCGTGCGTGTGGAAGCCACCTTGACTGTTAACATGTTGGCACTGTCCCTGGATAATCTCAAGGCAGCAATCACCGGTGGGGTCTCTGCGGCTGGTGGCACAGACTTCCCGGATCACAGTGTTGTTACCGGGAAACAGATCACGGATGCTAGTTACTTTGATAACCTAGCACTTGTGGCTAGAACCGGCTCTGGTAAACCTGCCATTTTCGTAATCGAAAACGCATTGGCTGACGGTAACCTGAGCATTAGTTTGAGCGACCAAGACGAGGCAAATCCATCTGTAACGTTCGTGGCGCACTTTGATCCGGCAGATTTAGAGTCTGCTGACGATCCATTTGAGAAGTTGCCATTCAAAATCTACTGGCCAGAAACTGCTTAAACCTTTCCTGTCAAGTGCAGGGATTCTGGGGCTACGGTTTATCCCCCTGTACCGTAGCCCTCTTTTAATAAACAGGGGAACGTTCAACGACTATTACAGGGGTGAATTAAATGGCTGAAAAGAAAACGACCACTAAAAAGACAAACAAAGAAAAATTGGAAGAGGTAACTACGGGTATGAAACCGATCGTAGGTGATACACCAACCGTTGAAATCGAAGGTAGGACATATAAACTGCGTAGATTAGGCATTTCTGACACATTTGCCATTGCCCGCATCCTCGGTGTAGGAGTAAAGCAGCTGGGGAACCTCGGCCTTGGTGGCCTTAATGAGCAGGCTGCAGTCCTGGCGATTATTGCCGCCATTCCGTATGCGGAAGACGAGATCCTCGACCTACTAGCTGATATTGTTGGGGTAGACGGATCGGACATCCGCAATCCAGAGCTGTTCCCGCTCGGGTCTGAAATCGCTATTATTGAGGCTCTTTCTAAGCACCAGGATCTCCAAGCTTTTTTTACTCGCTTGCAAGCTCTGGCGAAAGCGAACCCCGCTCTACAGAAAGTGATGGACGAAGCAGCAGCCGAGGCTCAATAGAGCGCACAATCGACCTTATCCAGGCCCGGTATGGGTGGACTGACGAGCAGATCCTAGCTCTCCCCTATGCCCGGTTTGTGCAGATTGGCAGGACGATCGCAGAAGCGATGGCTGACGAAATGATGGACGAATACCGTTTATCTGCTTACGTTGGTTGGCAAAACTACTTAACCCAGATGATGGTCTGGGGCGGTAAGAAACACAAGCCTAAATCCTTTAAACAATGGCTGGTCAGCATGAAGCTATCAGAGCCAGACGAGCCACTGACACCGGAAGAAGAAAAAGAAATTGAAGCCAAAGCGATAGCTGACGCTGAAGAGATATTAAAGATGTTTAAAGCCTCCTAAGCGGGGGCTTTTGTTATGCCCCTGGGGAGGTGAGACCATGAATATATTTGCACTTTGGGGCGAGATCGAGATCAACCGGAAACAGGCTGAGGCCGATATCAAAGCGGTTGAGCAGCAAGCTGAAACATCCGGGAAGAAGATGGAGTCATCCTTTGACAAGGTGACCAAGGTTGTTGCTGCCGCCATTAAGGAAGTTGACAAGTTTGGCGACCGGATGGAGACCTTGGGCAAAAACCTCAGCAAGAAAGCTGGCGTCCCATTGGCAGCACTCACTGCCTTGATGGGCGGTCTTGCCAAGGCTACCGCTGATTATGGGGATCGGGTAGCCAAACACGCCCAGCAGATAGGGTTATCTGTGCAGGCGTACCAGGAGCTAGAATATGCCATGGGACAAAATGGTGTATCTACGGAAGAGTTCGAGATGTCCATCGGTAATCTTAATCAACGACTGGGTATGGCGCGCAGGGGTAACGAACAATACAGAAAAACCCTGGAAAAATTGGGCTTTAATCTGGATGAGCTAGACAAGGGAGCTATCTCCACCGAAGAGAGTTTCAACCAAATCGTTGCGGCACTAGCAGATATGGATGATGGTCAAATGCAAGCGGCCATCGCATCGGACTTCTTTGGGACGAGAGTGGCACGAAGGTTACTACCGGCCATACGAGGTGGCGCAGAAGGCATCGAGGAGCTTAGGCAACGGGCGCATGACTTAGGGCTTGTGATGGATGAGGAGTTTACCAAGCGTTCTGAAGTGTTTGGCGACACGATGGACGATTTAAGCCGAGCCACCGGTGGATTAGGCAGGGCGCTTGGAAAAGAGTTGCTAGCCCCGTTTATCAACTTGGGCAAGTGGATTACCGACATTGTATCTGGTGTCACGGGATGGATCGAAGAAAACCCCAAGCTTGTTAGGCAGATCATCATCTGGGGCGGTGCCATTGCTGGCGTGTTGGGTGTATTGGTCACTCTGGGAACCACGCTTGTGATCACCGGTAAGATTATCGGAGCACTTGGAGCGATTTTTAATGTCCTGACTAGCAAACCCATGCTGATTATAGCTGCCATTGGCGCTCTTTATCTTGCCTGGGAAAGTGATTGGCTGGGAATTAGGACTGCGATGGAAAATGCTTGGGAGGTTATCGAGCCGATTCTTGAAACGCTTTGGAGTTGGCTGGGCGAAGCATGGAAATGGGCCATTAACATCGCAGGGGACGCATGGGAGTGGTTGACTGAAACCACCTGGGCAGACAAAATTGAGGATATAAAAGGCTGGCTTACAGCTGGCTGGGAGTGGTTAGTCAACGTTGCTGGTTCAGTCTGGGACTGGCTCACAGAGACCTCGTGGGCAGATAAGATTGAGGACATCAGGAATTGGCTGTCTAACGCGTGGAGTTGGGTATTGGACTTAGGCGGCACCGCTTGGGCATGGATTGACGAGAATCTCCCGTGGTTAGCCGATGCCATAGAATGGCTCTGGGACAAAATATCTGCCGCTTGGCAGTGGACTATTACTAAGGCCGGAGATGCCTGGGATTGGTTAAAAGACTCAGCTCTGATGCAGTGGCTTGATGATCTGAAACAGAAAATCACCGACAGCAAAGCCTGGCAGTGGACAATAGATGTTGCCCTTCCCGCTGTCATCGAAGGCGGCAAGGCTGTAATCACAGCCGTTGTTGAAGCTGGTGGCCGGATGTATGATGCCATCAAGCAAGGTCTTGAGACCGGTGATTGGTCTGATTTTTGGAGCGTCACCAGCGATGTATGGAACGCTGGTGTGGCCGTTGCCTTGAGTTTGCAGTTGGTTAGTGGTGCGGCATCGTGGATTTTGACGGCAATCGGCAGCATCTTCGGAAACTCTGCCGGCAAACTAGGCATCGGCGGCATACCCCTTGCAATCGGGCTCTTGACTGTTGGCATACAGTTGTTGGAGGCCCAGGCTGAGGGCAGCTATGAGGCGTTTGTCAAGAACGTCTTGGTGGCAGCACTTGTAGGTGCCATTGGTGGAGCTGTGTTTGGTCCTAACGGAGCATTGATAGGGTTTAATCTAACGTTGAGCCTCAAATTGGGCGAGAAAATCGAGGACGTTGGAAAAGTAATCGAAGATTGGGGGCAGGGTGTCAACGAGCGGTTAGGTCTCCCGACTACTGACCTTGACCTACTCGCTGAATACCAAGAGTACAGACAGCGAACCATCGATGAATCGAACCTAAGTTGGTGGGATAAGTTCCTTGGCCGCAAACCAGAAGGATTGTTGAACTTCGAGGAATGGAAGCAGGCCATGGGATATGTTGCCGATGACCTCGAAAAAGTAACCGAGGTGGTGGGAGAAACCGCTGAAGCGATTGAAGAAACAGCGGACGATGTAGAACGCCTGACTGGGGAACTATCGAAGCTGGAAAAACAAGCCTTAATAGTGGCGGAAACCCTGAGGCAAGGCGGCACTATAGAGCAAGCACTAGCCCTCCTCGGAATTGCCTACTGGGAGACCAGAGGCTATGGAGGGTACGCTCATACAGACCCGACTACCGGAGAGGTTATACGCGGCGGTGCTGGCGAGTATGGGATCGGGCAAGTGATGCCTGGAACCGGCAAAGACGTATGGACCAGACTCTGGAGGCAACCTGCGGAAACTTGGGACGAGTCCATGCTTGAGGACCTCGACACCAACATTGCCATGATGGTGTCCTACTTCCTGGATCGATATCGAGTGCACGGAGAGGACTTGCGTCTCGCAATAGAGGGCTACAACCGCGGCACTGCGATCGATGGTATGCAGGCATACACTGTCGGCGTTGTGGAGTGGATGGAAGGCGCAGAGGGGCAAGCGCTTGCTGATGTGCTCTATGACGGAATGGAAAACGCCTTAGAGGCTATGGTCCAAGCCGGCTACGACATGGACGGAGATGTTCGCGAGATGGCGGCGTATCTCGCTCAGATCATTGCCGATTACCTGGTCGGCGAATCGCCGCCTCCAGAGGGACCTCTATCGGAAGTGGATGAAGGTGGAGAAAACGTTGCCGAGGCATGGATAGAGGGCATGGTTGATGGTGTGGAGGAAAACGCTCCACTCCTAACCAGGGCTCTTGACCATATCAAAACTCTGCTATCAAGCGTATGGGAAAAGGTGCCCGAGGATATTCGCATTCCAATAGAAAACGCAATTCGGCAAGCCGAAGAGGCTCTGTTCTCGCTGGATGACCTGCAGGAAGAACTTCAGAGAGCGATCACAGGCGGCCCCAGCGTGGAAGACGAAGCGCAATCGTTCATGGACCGGCTTAAGGCCGCACTAAACGAAAAACTCAAGCAGCTAGATGAACCTCTTAATCGGTTTGCAGATATGGTGAGCAGTGCTACTCTCCACCTAGGCGAGGTCGTGAAGGCAGTAAGGTCTGGTGACTGGGTTGGAGCGATCCTCTCCATCATCATGGAAACCGAATCATTTGCGAAGGCCATGGAACTGATTGGTAAGGTATTGGCCCCAGTCGTCACGCTCTTTGATGCCGTCTTGAGGCCCATTATCGAGGGGCTGTTGAAACTATGGAATGGCATCATTGATGCGCTGGTGTCGATTAACATCTTTGGATGGCGACCGTTTGAGGGGTTAGCCAAACACAAAGTTTCTTGGGATGATGCGGGGGGTGGCAGCGGAGGCAGGGATGGTGGCTCAGGTGGCCGCCAAATCTCCGAAATCACGGGGCCTACTCGTGACCTGCTGGTGGACCTGCTATCTCCACTGGCTAACTTTGGAGCCATCGTGGCGCCAATCCAAGATATCAGAAACATCTTGTATGAGCGCTTGCCCAACTTCGATGCTTTTGGCATGGACTTTGCTGGGGCAGGTGCCATCGGCGGAGACATCATCTTTGAGTCTGGCTCTATCGTGATTAGCAGTTCTGGAACTAACGCAACCGAGCTAAGCAGAGACATGCTAGATGCAATCGAGCGCGAAATGGCCCGTAGGGTCAACTTTGGCATCAGAGGGAGGGGTGGACGATGGTAAGGTTAACTAATGCACTCGGAGCCGAGAAAGTTCTACCCCTCACCATGTCATTTAGGAGGGTACCTCTCGATATAGAGGTGCCCAGCCAGCCCCTCTATGGGCTTGACGGTGATGTTGTCACAGGTAAACCCACTTTAAGACCAAGGCAATTTACACTAGAGGGGGGCATCTACCACTCGAACAAAGAACACATAAGGCAGGAACTTGACAGTATCCTGTCGTTTTTGATGCATCCACCGGTGGAGGTTTATAGGCAACACTACCATGATAGGTTTTTGAAGGCATATCCAATGGGGGGACTCCAAGACTGGCTGGATGCGGGAGCAGAGTTACAACTCCGGATCCCGATGGTGGCCCTAGACCCCTATTGGTATGGGCAGGAGGTTACTGCTACTGTGTCGGGCACCCAGACGATTGAGGTGGCTGGGACGGCTCCGACTTATCCGGTCATCAAGACGACCGGGAGTGCATCGAGTCTCACGGTGACTAACACTTTGACGGGTAAGGTGTTTACCGTGACAGGCGCCAGTGGAGTGATTGAGGTGAGCTGCGATCCGCGAGACATGACAGTAAGGATTGGCGGCGCAAACCGCCTCGACTGCATAGATGAAGACTGGCTCATTGGTGGCTGGGCGCTGTTGCCTGGCGAAAACCAAATCACAACAAACACACCGATAACCTTGACCTATCGGCCAAGATGGTATTAGGAGGGATAGAGTGAGTAGATTAAAACGAGAGGGCAATCCTCCATCAGGGCAACTTGCAAGTCCTGTACCCCAGGCGTGGGATCCGAGCATAAACGACTTTAGGGAGATCACAGGACAAAACCTGGGCGGAGGACGTTTTGGAGCAGACGGGGTGCAGTGGGGCAAAACAGCAAGTGGATTATTTATGCCCGTGAGGGTAACAAATGACGGGGTGCAAGAAGTACAACTATCTGGCGCTATGGTCTCAAGTGGCTTGCTCGCAAATAGACCTCTTGCTAGTGCAGTACCACCCGGATTTGCATATTATTCATGGGATGCCCCTGAAGGGCAAGAAATGGCTTATTCAGATGGCACAAATTGGAGGGTGAAATCATGATGTGTTTTGATCCTATTAGTTATGATAAGGCAGAAAAGGCTAGAAAGCACTCGGAGAATGTCCTAGAACAATTGAACCAACATAAGTTAAATTATATTGAGGAAAACCTATTAAAGCAACAAGTAGTATTAGAGCTTTCAGATGGTACAAAGAATGAATTTACAATAAATGAACAAGGTAATTATGAAATGACGGTTAACTTAGGGTGGTGTAGGTTAAAAGATTTAGAATACTACGGAATATCGACAGGAATTAATGTAGACAGAATAAGGTATCGCAGACCAGTTGACATGATTAAGGGTGATCTAACATCAATAATGGATATAATAAATATGGAAGAAGTTCAAGGTGCTGTCGACCTTATACATAATGTCGGCAAATATACAACAGCGGGTACAACAGGTTTCATTCAATTTGTAGTTAGTAAAGGTACTACGAGAGAGGATTTTGAAAGCAACATCAATATGGATACTCTCGTTATTTATAAACTAGCAGACCCCTATACTGTGGTAATGCCTGATAATATAAGTGCTAACACTAAAGAGTTGATAAGATTGTCAATTAAAAGTAAAGAAATTGCTAGTGATTTGAGTGAGCATAAAGAAGATTATGAAAACCAATTTCCGATTACTAATTTAGTTAGAATGGAACTTGAAGATTGGATTTCCGGCGATTCAACAAATACGATTACAGGAAATACAATCATAAACAAATCGAATCCCACTGTAACGTATTTTCCACGGGCAATATCTAAGAATAAAGCCATTATAGGAAATGTATATTATGCTAGGGTAACATTGAAAGTTAATACAGAAGATTGTATTAGAATATCTTTAACATTAAATAATTCACCTACGGGTCTAAATTATGTAGATGACCCAGAAATGGGGGTACTTTACACATTAAGTGGGGTACACAAAGCAGAACTGTCCGCCCCACCGTTAATAACGGTTGGACACTGGTACGATACACCATCATCTGAGCATACTATGGAAATTAAAGATGTAATATCTATAAACCTTACAGAAGTTTTTGGAGCAGGTAATGAACCTACCAAGCAAGAAGCGGATGAAATGTTTTCAAGCTTAAATTGGTTCGAGGGAAAATTAAATTGGAAAGAAACTTTTAAAGTTTTAAGCAGAAAATCAACACCTAGTTCCATTACGAATAAAGATGGTTTAGGTCAATCTCCATATCTAAGAAATTATAAAATTATTGAGTTTGACCATTCAAAATGGGTAGCAACATCTGATAGTGATACCCCATCTTTAACCATAGAAACAGATAGGGAGTTTGTAAAGTTTGGTTATGATTCATTGAAAGTGGTTGCGCATCCTACTGAAACGACAAGAATTGAATACACATTTGATAAACCAATTGATTTAAGTAATAAGTATATGAATTTATGGGTTTATATACCTAACAACATGATGAAAAACAGCCAAGAAATTAAATTTAGCACTATCGCAATATATTTTATGACACCACAAGGGTGGGTCGCACAATGGCAAGACAGAGGATATCATAGGTATGAGGGTATGCAACCTATAGTGGCATCACCACACACACTTAATCATGATTCTGCTGGTGGTAATGGAGACATGACACAAGTATCAAAGATACGAATTGCGATATATAAACAAATCGACAATACAGAACCTGTAGAGTTATATATAAATGCTATGAGTACCTATGATTTTGTTAACGAACACTATATGAGTATAGAGTTTGATGATGCTTTAGTGAGTGTATTTAATGTAGCTTTCCCAGAAATGAACAGGCGAGGAATAAGAGGTGGAGTTTGGGTTATAACAAGCTACATGAAGGCAGGTATGGAGGGATATTGTGAGCCGTGGCAATTATTAAAAATGCAAGATGCGGGTTGGGATGTAGGTAGTCATTCGGTTACACACCGACACTTATCTGAACTAACAGAAGAAGAACAACTATATGAATTAAAGCAATCTCAACAAGATTTAATAGATATAGGAATTTATAGAGGATCTCAATTTTTTGTAGCTCCTTATGGAGATAGTACATTATATTCAAGGAAAATGGCTAAGACTTTATATGCTAATTGGAGAATGACGGGCTGGAGGATAGGCAACGGTGTTATACTAGAGGATCCTTATTTAAGAGAAGGTATTACTATTGCAAGTGGAGGGGTAGAAGGTACTAAGGCTTTAATAGACCATTTAGTGTCTAAGCCTGGTGGGTATTTGCCAATAGTGCTACATGGTGAAGTAGGTGGTACATTCGATGGATATTCTTTTACAGCAGAGGAATTTGGTGAGATATTGGACTATGCACTTTCTAAGGGTGTAAAGTTTATAACTAATAGTGATATGTTTCCAAATACAGAAATCAGAAGATAGTTACACATAAGGGAGAAATTGCGACATAAAAACTAACACAATAGAGCAATATAGTTAAACTTTGAGGGGGCGGGAAACCGCCCTTTTGTAATACCAAAAAGGGGGTGTGAATTTGTACCAAGCACGAATACTAGACAAAAATCGAAAGTTAGTCGCAATACTGCCCGGCGTTCGCTGGCACTATAACCGGCGGATTAACGAGGCGACTGCTATCGAAGTATATATCCCCCGCGAAACCATAGACGAGCATATCACTCCTGATCATGCACTCTATGGTTTTTTCATGCCCACGCAGCCAGTTGTAGTGGAGCCTGCACCTCGTAGAGTGCGGGAGGATAAGACCAAATACGCCGAGATAGCGTCTTATGTCCAAATCCACAAAGGGGACAAGCTCAAAGCGTCGGGCAAAATCGTGGGTCGTACCCTTGGACAAGTCGTGACAGTCGAGGCTTACACCGAGGAGATACTCCTAGAAACCAACCTCACCCCTGCCCAGTACGGCAAGGTGTGGGATGGCTGGGACCTCGCGGACGTAGCAAGGGACCTCCTGGACGGTTGGCAGTCGTTGAGAGTCAAAGCACAGAGCCAGTGGCAGGATCGCATGGTTGCCAGCAGCAACGTGGACCTAACTACCGACCCAGGCTTAGTGATGTTGGCCAAGCGGTCTAATGGCAGGTATTACGACAGCGGTTACATTACTCTGGTTTTTAATAAAAGCGAGATCCCCAACTTCAAGGCGTGGGATCGTGTCAGGTGGTCTGCTGATAGCGAGGAGCCGGTCAAAACATCGATCCAAATCAGCACCAACGGGACAAGCTTTTCTGCCCCCTTTGACGGAGGTTTACCGGAAGAGACCGGTTATTACATCGGTGGCGATCATGATCAAGTGTGGGTGAGGATCAACCTATCTACTACCGACACCGAAAGCGAGGACGCGAACGGGGTGCCAACAGGCGTTACTCCTATGGTTTTTGCGGTCGAACTAATCGCCCGAACAGAGGGCAAGCTCGTGGTAGGTAACATTCCCGCGGTGGCAGGTGCTACGGTCAAGGGCCTATCTGCTGACCATGCAAGTGCTTTTAGGGTCCTGGTGGATGCCTGCGATCAGGTGGATTGGGAATTCAACGTCTGGGACGGTGCCTTAAACATCGCGGAGGCTTTAGGCGTCGACCGCACCAAGGACTTTGTATTTAGAGCCGGTTCCAACATCAAGATCCAAACCCTAGGTGATGGTGATGGTGATCTAGTCAACATTCTGACAGCATACGGACCGGGACGAGGAATTAACCGCATGGAAATCACCCTTAGAGACGAAGCCTCAATCGCAGAGTTTGGCGAATACCCCTTAGCTATGGAGTTTGACGCAGAAACTTTGGATGAACTAGAGCAAAAAGCCCAAGAGTTTTTGAGCGAACACAACACTCCTAAGACGCAATTTGAGGTTGCTGTAGCCTTTGACCACGACAAAGAACCAGATTACGGACTTGGCGACAAGGTGAGGGTGGCAGATCCAGAGACAGGTATCGTCACCACTACGCGAATCATGACCGAGGCGAGGGAGTACAACGAGCAGGGCTTATCTGTCCACCTAGAGCTTGGCAAAGCAGGCTTCATACTTGCCGAAGCCATCAGTGGCGAAAAGAGGGTTGCGAAGCCGATTGACCCCATGCAACCAACTGGGGTGTATGCGAGGGGTATAGTTGCGGGCATACGTGTGGGTTTTGCCGAGCCCAAGATGGATGACTGGGCTTATAGTGAGGTGCATGTATCTACTGCGTCGCACTTCGAGCCTTCTGGTGGCACACTTAGGGATAAGGGTAAGCAGACTAGGTTTGACATCATGGAGCTCACCCCCGGCGTTAGGTACTACGCCAAGGTAGTCCACGTTGATAGTGCCGGAAGACGGTCTGAACCGAGCCAAGAGGTAAGCGCGGTGGCGAATTACATGTCGCCTGAGCTGTTGCCCGACTATAGCCTGGGTGTGGAAAAGTTTATGGAGGGTTTGAAGCCGCCGATTATGGTATCACAAAAGCCCGATTTTCCAGATCCGCGTTACCCGGCCAATACAATACTTTTTTACACAGTTGACAAAAAACTGTATGTGAGCACGGGCAACGACTGGGAACCGCTAGAAGGCGAGGAGTACGTGCTACCGGAAATCTTGGCAGGGATCGTTGCCGCTGGGGGGATTATTGCGAATCAAGTGGCCATAAGTGCGACTGGGGATAAGGGTAGCATTTACTTGAATGCAGAGGGACTAACATTTAAAGATGCAAATAATAATGTAACCACTTCTATTAGCACTGAAACCGGGGACGCATTCTACAAGGGCACCATTCAAGCGGATGCGATTATTTTGCCAGTGAAACCGTGTTAGGGGTTTAGGGGGGAGGGGGTATGCCGTATAACGACAGCAATATCTGGATCCAAGGCCAAAGGCTATACATCAAGCGTAGCGGCGAAGAGTGGAGTTTCCTGGGCAAGGATATGGGGCAGGTATCATATCAAAAGGGAAGGTTCTGGCTGGAAGGAACCTTCTTTTGTTATGTGGATGATTACCAACATAAAAGGGTAATCCCAACAACGGATACAGGCGCAGCTCATCGCCCAGATTACTATGTGGCCATCGACCCTCAGGCCTGGTTGTGGTTCGCACAACCTACAGCTAGCGGGCAAAGAAGACGTGCAACAACACACGGGGATTACACAGACCAAGCGCATGAGGATCATGCTGACCAGGCTGCACACAATGATACGGTGCATCTCGATAGATCGGCGGAAACCGAGTACTGGGATCATACTGACCATGGCGACATGCCCCATGGAGATACCTCCCATGCGGACGAGGACCATGGCGATCGGCCTCACGATGACCGTCAGCATGCAGATGAGCCTTATAACAACGTCCCGCATGAGAATGTACCACATTCGGATCAATCTCATAGTAATCACCTACACTCCGATGAACCTTATGATAACGTCCCGCATGAGAACATACCTCATAGTGATGTGACTCATGGGGATCAATCACACGCCGATCAATCTCATGGGGATAGTCCCTATGAGAACTATCCACATGAAAATATACCTCATGGAGATGCCAACCATCAAGACAGAGCACATGCGGATGAACCTTATGACAACTACCCACACGAGAACATTCCCCATGGGGATACAAGCCACGTGGATCAATTACACGGCAACCGGCTGCATTCCGACGAGCCATATGACAATGTACCACATGAAAACATATCGCATAATGACCATGCCAACTGGTCCTGGGCAACACCAGGCCATCTTGACGGTAGCGGCACAGATCCGCATGGCGATTGGCCTGGGCATGTCGATGCAGGCCACAGCGATTATTCGCATGAAGATACTCCTGTATATAGTGATTGGCCGCATACGAATACGTGGGCGGATTATCCTTATTTCGACCACCATGATTATGCGGACGTACCCCATAGCAATTTAGCTCACGACGATGTGCCGTATTATAACGTGCCGCATGAGAACGTACCGCACGAAGATATTGCTCATGAGAATGTATCCCATGGAAACCTTGCACATGATGATGTGCCGTATTATAACGTGCCACATGAAAACGTCCCGCACGAGAATGTGCCGCATGGGAATATAGCCCACGATGATATATCTCACACTAACCAGCCGCATTCGAATACACCCCACAGTAATACGGCGCATAGCAATATTGCTCATGGGGATCTGGCACATGATGATGTGCCGTATTATAACGTGCCGCATGAGAACGTACCGCACGAAAACGTGGCGCATGTAGATCTTGCGCACGATGATGTGCCGTATTACAATGGCACACATTCGGACAGACCACATGAAGATGCAGCTCATGAAGACCAAATGCACGAAGACTGGAACCACTATGATTATCCCGGAGGACACGCAAACGATCTGCTGAGATTCCCACACGGAGATCATGGGGATAGCATAGCCTACCCCCATTTGGATCAATACATTGTAAGTGACCATGCGGACAATCCTCGCTTTGAGGGTACCTGAGAGGGGATGAAAAAGTGCTGTCAGTAAAAGTGACAAATGCTTTGTGCAATATGCAGTGCACATATTGTTACGAGCATATTTATCGTTCGAAGATAAACCAAAGAGCATTCGATTTGGAAGCAATCAAACGCCAAATTGGCAACGAAAATGATGCACCATACCTACACGGCGGAGAAGCTCTCCTGGCACCGATACAAGTGCTGGAAGAGCTTTTTGCTATATCCTATCAGAAGACGGGATATTCTTCTATACAAACCAACGGCACATTGATCACTGACAAGCATATTGAGCTGTTCAAGAAATACAACACACAGGTTGGTATATCAATTGATGGCCCAGGTGATCTAGGCAAATATCGCCGCACGATTGACGGCCAACCTACTGCTGACATGGTCATGGATAACATCAGATGGCTGAGGAAGGAAGGAGTCCATGTGGGGATCATTTGCGTGCTGACCAAGGCCAACGCTCTGCCCGAACAGCGGGAGAGGTTCAAGGACTGGGTACGCGAACTCAAAGCCTTAGGTGTGACGGGTAGAATGAATCCGGCTGAAATCGATTATCCAAGCTTGCAGAAGATAGCCCTCACACCGGAGGAATTGGAAGACTTCTATCGCGACATGACTCGGTTCGTTCTTACCGAAATAGGCGGTGACTGGTTGCCGTATCGGGATGCAGTTGACAGTTTGCTAGGCCTTAACCAAGGGACATGCGTATTTGGCGAATGCGATTACTATTATGCATCAGCTGAACGAGTCATATTATCAGATGGCACCACAGCATCCTGCATGAAAACCGCAAAGACTGGCCATGTATACCCAAGGTATCAGAATGCCGGCCAGCGTGGATTTGCTAAAATCAGATACGAAGTTCTGCCTAAAATCGAGCAGGAAAGCGGTGGTTGCCAAGGGTGTAGATACTGGCGTAACTGCACCGGCGGATGCCCAGCCGAGGGGATTGACGGTGATTGGCGGAACAAGACGAGGTTCTGCAAAGCCTATTGTGCGTTGTTTGAAGAAACCGAGCAGATACTCAGATGTGTACTGCCCAACATAACACTTACAACTGATTTACCGGATGAGTATTTCCCCGAAGCAAATTCCGTAAGAGGCATGGCTGTACCGTCGTTCCGCTATATGATAGGAGGAGCTGAAGGCTCGGTAAGGCCGAGCTCATGGAGAAAAGATGCCAAGCAGTTGAATGTACCTCAAGACCCGCCGACATGTCGTTCGAGAGAAGACTATCAGAGTGCACGCATCCCGGGTGACCATGGGGACAGGCCACATGGGGACCGGCCGCATGGAGATCATGGGGATCTTAACTTGTAGTCAGAGAGGGGTTATTGAATTGAAAACAAAAATGACACCCGACGACCTGCTTAATATCGAAGTCAGACCGTTCACACGGTTAGTTTGGAACTCCACCGAAGCAAGGGAAAAATACGAGCCGCTTGTTCAAAAGGCGGCTTCTTTACATGATAGGGCTGAATACGAGATGGTGCGGCAGGAGAAAAGAAGATGTGGCACTCTGCATTTGTATCCGCACAATTACCACGATCTGATTGATCGGATCCAAAAAGACGGCATGGTCTGGTTGCCTATTCAATGGACTAAGAATTATCACGGATTTAGTCACCGTCATTTACCGACGGTGCCTGGCGATCCGGATAGCTCCTGTTACGGGGTCATCGCGCGCAATCTGGAAGATGCGGAGGCATTCCGCACGGCTTCGGCCTACCAAGGACGGAATCGGGGTGTCGTAGATCATGAAGTGATAGGCGAACTGTTGGGATTCCCTGCATGCTGTGCCAAATTCTTTGTCGACAAATGGGGAGACGGATACTATGACCCTGTATGGCAATCGGCCGAATCCACTGCCAGCGCTCAGTACCTAGCGGATAGGACAATAGAAGTCGAAGGGCATATCCATACACATCAGATGCTGAGATACTACGGGCTTAGAACGACCAGCAACTTCCCATGTAGTCTAGACTGCGCTGATACGATTAAGATCGGAGAGACATGGCTTGAGGTTATGAGGACAATCGACCCAACTGCAACAGATTACCTGATAGATCTCTTAAGCATGCCTCTATCATGGAGCTGCCTGCATGGAGTGGCAATCGTCGAAACACAAGCATTTACCGTAATAACGAACAGTTTACCGACTAAAGAACGGTGGACTGTTCTTTTTAACGTACCTGGCCAGCCTAAAGCAATGGAAGTACTCACGATGCTTGGGGAAGATGTTGATCTCAAGAAAATCGCTGTTGATTCAAAACAGATCCTCAGCACCTGGAGGTGGTAGTATGACGGACAGACCAAGCATTGCGGGGATATGCCCGCTTTGGAATGCGCTCAGTGCCCAATATCCTTTTGTGGAGGCTATCCTGACGACGCTGCCGGTTGTGGATAGGATGTTCGTCAACGATGGCGGATCGACCGATGGAACGCTGGAAGTCCTTGAGCGCATGGCCAAACGGTGGCCGAAGCTCGAGATCGTCCCCATTAAGTGGGAACGCAGTGGTATGTGGGAGGCCATGGATGGTGCGATTGAACAAATGCTTGGCACATGTTGTAGGGACTATGAATGGATTATCGAGGTACAAGGAGACGAATATTTCCATCCAAACCTGCATCAGGCTACACTGGACGAAATAGCAAAGGCACATAACGAGGGGTACAACGCATTAAGGCAACCGTTGTTGACCATTTTCGGCTGGGAGTATCAGGACGAGTATATTTACCGTAATATCCGGATTTTCAGGAACCTGCCGGGTATAAAGTCGCTTTGGGGAGGTGATTGCTTCTTTTTCGAGTGGTTGCCTCAGGCCAGAGAGGGTTTTACCACCCATAACCTTCCTCCCGAACTGGATAGCGACATATTCAGACACCATTTGAAAGACTGTTGGGTTGAGGACAGATGGCTTCAAGCGGCGGGTCATGCACAGCATCTGGCTGTGGACCATAAAGGACGCCAAGAGTATGCCGAGCGGCTACGCAAGATAGGCAGGCACAAGCCACCGATACCAGCAACGATCCATCCTGATGTGCCAGAACTATACCACGGCCTGATTGGATTGGAGCGATACATCGTTAGAGATGAACTCTTTGAATGGGGCGGTGATCTAAGTGGAAATGGAGTCTAGGATTGCTAGGTTGGAAGAACGACAACAGGCACTAGAGCGCGATGTAAAGGAGATAAAGCAGCAGTTGCATGAGACTGCAAAAAAAACAGATGTGGAGCGATTGGAAAAAATGCTTAACGAGCGGGATGCGACTCAAACCAAAAATATGTGGAAGCTCATCTTCATTCTAATCGCCGTATTTACAGCAATCACCCTTACCGCAGTCGGGCTTAGTGTCACCGATATTCCAAACCTGGTGGGTGGTTAGGAGGTGAAGTGCTATCATTCATATCGAAGAACAATTGATATTGCACGAAGGGTTGCGGCTTGAGCCGTACATTTGTCCTGCTGGGTATTGGACTATAGGCGTAGGACGAAACCTCGAAAGCAAAGGGTTGACCGGTGCCGAGCAGAAGTTTATCTTCGGCAGGGACGGCATGAGCAAACAAGAAGTGATAGAACTTCTGAAAAAGCGCGGGATCTCAAAGGACGAGGCGCTTTTTTTGTTGGTTAACGACATATCGGAGTGCATTAAGGACTTGAAAACCTTCACCTGGTTTGACCAGCTGGACGATATTCGCACCAAAGTGGTAGTTGATATGCGGTTCAATCTGGGACCGCAAGGGTTCCGGCAATTCAAACGCATGATTGAGCACTTGGCAGCCGGCCGGTATTCACTTGTCGCCGGCGAGATGGTCAACAGCAGGTGGTATTTGCAAGTCGGCACCAGAGCACGCCGGCTTGTGGAGATGATGCGGACGGGTGAAGATTACACAAATTAAAGGAGTGGGTTTTTGTGAAAAGAACATTTGCGTTGTTAGCTATTGTAGTGGTATTAGCGCTGTGGGTAGTTCCGGTAGCATTTGCAGCGGAGGTTGGAGATCCGTTTAACCCAGAGGCACTGGTGATTAACGGTGTGGCTCTGGCGCCTCTAATCTCAGTAATCATCTCCATTATCAAAGGATGGACTAAGGTTGATTCAAAGTATATTCCATTAATTAACGTGATTTTAGGTTCAGTTGCAGTGTTGGTTGTAGGTGTAGTTAATCAGAATATGACTATTGTTAGTGCGCTTATTATGACTTTAGGTGTTGTATTAGGATCGCAGGCATTTCACGAAACTTTTGGACATGCCGCTAACATCCTCAAGGACCTATTCGGGGGAAAGCCTCCGCAGGAGGAGTAATCGACCTCCTGAACCCGATCTTTGCGGTGCTCGGGCTTGAAATCAAGCCTCTTGATCCAAGAGATAAGCCCCATCTGAAAGACAAAATCCGTAAGATAAGGAGGTAATTATGCGCAGACGCAAAGCTTTGGCAGCCATCTTGGCTGTTTTTTTGTTGCTCACCATCCCCATGCCTGCTCTGGCCGGTGACGGCCGGCTGTCCGGCGGTCTTATCCTCACCAGGGAGATCGCCGTTGATCGGCCGGTTGTCACCACCTACACGGTGGCGCTGGACTACCGCCTGGCCGACTGGTGGTACGTGGACCTCGTGGTGGACCAGCACCCGATCCATGGGGTGGACGGTGATGTGAGCACGACCTTTTACCTGCCGGAATGGTCCGGCAAAACTGTCTACCTATCCATAGGCGCTCGTGCCGGCTTGTGGCATAGCGCTAGGCCGTTGACGGTGTATTGGTCCATCGCCCTTAGATTCTGATTGATAATTAAGACCTCGATCTCCGGATCGGGGTCTTTTTTTGTGCCCAAAAACGCCTCTATGCGCTTCGTCTAGCTGGGGGGTTTTGTAGCGGAAAAATAAATTGAGAAAGAGCAATCTTTTTTGCTTTATGGGTTGACATTGTGCGTACACCGTGTTATCATATAGACAGAAAGACCAAAGGAGGGGCCTTATGGAAAAGCGGATCTATATCAGAGTGCCAGAACAGCTACTTAAAGAGTTTGACAGAGCGTGCAAGGCTAACTACACCACAAAGAGCGAGGTTTTGCGCAGGGCCATGATAGAGTACGTAAGACAAAACCAGGGGGGTAACGAAATGACAATGACCTATGAACAAATGGTAAGTGAAGCAAGAAAGCGTGCACTGTACTCTGGCACCTTCACAGACAATCCTGAGGAAAAAGCAGACGATGTTTACCTAGTCAAGGACATTGACCTAGTCGTCAAAGCTTTCCTCAAAGACATCGAAGCAGGTGATACCGCCGAGTATAGCGAGCCTGCAGAGTTCCTAGACAAGCATGGCATCGAGTGGGAGTAGATTGGATCAAATCGCCGCCTTCTGGCGGCGTAACTGGAAACAGCCGCTTGCTAAATTAACAAATTTTGGGCTTGACTTTGCTGAAATGGCAAGGTATTATATAGACAAGGTTTGCTAGTTTAGCAAAAGGTGGTGACTAAATGATACGAATTAATCTCGAGTTTATCCGGGCACGTCGCATTTTATTGAAGCTGACACTGCAAGATATGGCCGATGCACTCGGTTTCAAATACGCTGCTAACTATATGAAGTACGAGCGTGGGGAATACGAATTTAAGGCAAACCATATCCCTGCGCTGGCCCAGAAGCTAGAGTGCGAAATAGACGATCTTTTTACGGAGGGGAGGTGCACCACATGACCTACAAAAACTCGGCAGACTGCATCACAATTGAACAAGCCTTGAGGCTCTATGAAGAACTCGACGTCTGCGTCATCATTGACGAGGGACAACATGTAACTTTCATCGTTGAGAAGAACTACCCTATGGACAGAGGAAACTGAAAAAAAGAGGCCCTTACCTGAGGTCAACAGAGTAAGGACCAGAACTAAAGTACCTAGGTCCAGTGTACCACAAGGCGCACTAGACCACAAGAGGAGGCGCTATGAATGAAACTGCTTGAGCTTAAGCTCAGGAACTTCAAAGGTATCAAAAACCTTGATCTTAAGGCCAACGGCCACGACCTCAACATCTACGGTGACAACGCGACAGGGAAGACTACCATCCTGGACGCCTTCATGTGGCTCCTATTCGACAAGGACAGCCAGAACCGGGCTGACTTTGCAATTAAGACTTTGGACAAGGATGGGGAGTCAATCCACCATCTTGACCACGAAGTGACCGGAGTGTTTTTCGACGAGGTAGACGGTGAGCGGATTGAGCTTCGCAAGGTCTACCGAGAAAAGTGGACCAAGCGTAGAGGCTCCGCCACTGAGGAGTTTACCGGACACGAAACCGACCATTACATTGATGGGGTGCCCGTAAAAAAATCGGAGTATACCGACCGGGTGAATCTGATTGCCCCGGAAGAGCGGTTCAAGCTGCTCACCTCGCCCACGTATTTCAATGAGCACATGAAGTGGCAGGACCGCCGAGAGCTGCTTATCGAGATCGCTGGTGACGTGACGATGGAAGATGTCATCGCAGCCAACCCCGATCTGAAAGAACTGCCAACTATCCTTGGCAAGCATAGTCCTGATGATTATAAAGCCATTGTCATGGCGCGCAGGGCCGAGGTCAACAAGGAGCTGGAGCGCATTCCCATCAGGATCGATGAAGTAAGCCGTAACCAGCCGGACGTTGAAGGGATTGATCCGGACCAGTTGGAGCAGCAGTCAAAAAAGCTGATGGCAGAGCAGGCCGAGCTAAAGCGGGAGCTTGCAGACTTGATGAGCTCAAGTAACCAGAGCAAGATCCGACAGCAGATTGCTGAGATTGATGCCAAACTACTTGGCATCGAAACCGACTACAGGCGTGAGGTTAACGAGCAGATTGCCAAGGTCGAGGACAAGCTAATGACTTGTCGGGCCGCTATACTCGGTGCAGAGAATGATCTCGATATAAGGCTGCACCAGCTTAAGGATAATCAGAAGTACGCCGGAACTCTTGAGACTCAAATCGCATCACTCCGGCAGAAGTGGCATGAAGTCAACGATCAAGAGCTCGAGCTTTGTGTGGACGAAGTATGCCCAACGTGCAGACAGGCTATACCTGCTGATCAGGTGAAAATGGCTCAGGAAAAAGCAGTTGTCGAGTTCAACACCAAGAAGGCTGAACAGCTGGAAGCCATCAACGCTGAAGGGAAGGCCAAAAGGGAAGAACTCGAGCGGGTGAGGACCACAATTGCAGAGCTGAAAGCGGAACTGCCCGTGCTTGAGGCTAAGCTAAAGCAACTCGAAGACGAGAAGGCGAAGCTGGAACAAGACGTGGCAGAGATCAAGAACACAGCGAACAGCTACAAAGAACGCGATGACTACAAGTGGTTGGTTACTGAAAAAGAGCAACTGCTCAAAGCTCTGGACGGGGATCAATCGGCGATTAAGCCACAGATTGAGGAGCTAGAAAACAAGATTAAAATCATTGAGGACCAACTGGTTGAATTGAGAAACGCCAAGGCCACATGGAAGCTGTATCAGAGCATTAATCGGCGCATAGTCGAGCTGCAAGCTCAGGAATCGGAGTTGGCCAAAGAATTCGAGAAACTTGAGAGTGAGCTGTATTTGATCGAGGAGTACATCAAGACCAAGGCTGAGCTTCTCACCGACAAGATCAACAGCAAGTTCCGGCTAGCCGAGTTCAGGCTCTTTGAGCAACAAATCAACGGCGGAATTAACCCGGTCTGCACCACGACATACCAGGGAGTGCCCTGGCCGGACCTCAACAGCGCTGGCAAAGTGCAGGTGGGCTTGGACATTGTCCGCACTCTCCAAGAGCACTACGGCCTGCGGTGCCCGGTTTGGATTGATAACCGCGAGAGCATCGTGGAGCTTCCAAAATTGGATTGTCAGGTTATCAGTCTGATTGTTAGTGAGAAGGACAAGACCCTGCGCATCAACAGCCCGGAGGGCCAGGATACATTATTTAAGGAGGCGATTTAATGAGTACCAAGAACCAAATTACCCCGGTGCAAAGGTTAAAGACCGCTCTCAGTGCCGAGAGCGTCCAGGAGCAGTTTCGGAATGCACTGCAGGACAGTGCACCGCTGTTTATTGCCAGCTTAATTGATATCTATGGCAGTGACAGAAACCTTCAAGAGTGTGAGCCCGCGGCAGTCATCATGGAGGCGCTTAAAGCAGCTACACTCCGGTTGCCCATCAACAAGAATCTGGGATTTGCTTACATCGTGCCCTATAGAAGCAAGGGGAAGGCGGAACCACAGATGCAGATCGGTTACAAGGGCCTGATTCAACTGGCCATGCGGACAGGCGAGTATCGCTACCTTAATGCAGACGTGGTGTACGAAGGTGAGCTTAAATCCTACGACAAGCTAACTGGTCATATGGACCTAAATGGCGAGAGAAAGAGCGATAAGGTTGTTGGTTACTTTGCTTATCTGGAGTTGCTCAATGGATTTACTAAGGCGGTTTATTGGACAAAGGAGCAAGTCATAGAACACGCCAAGAGGTTTAGCAAGTCTTACTCAAGCCAATATTCTCCATGGCAGACTGACTTTGACTCGATGGCCCTAAAGACGGTGCTGCGGAACCTCATCACCAAATGGGGCGTCATGTCGATCGAGATGGTTAGTGCAGTAGACCGCGACATCGAATCTGATGCTCAGATGGAGATTGCAGAAAATGCCAACTCTGAAGTGCTGGATATTGATGATGTTGTAGATGTGGAATTTGAGGATGTGCCTGTACCACCGAAGACGAAGAAGCAGTCAACGACCAAGCAGGAGCCAAAGCCGGAAAAGGAGTCTGAGAAGGAAACGCTGGCGCCTGAGTGGGCTGATGATGGACCTCCGTTTTAGCCATGGATATCAAGGTGTTGGCTTCCAGTTCAAGGGGGAACTGCTACCTGATAAGTGACGGTAGCACCCCTTTGCTCCTGGAGTGTGGCCAGAGAGTGAGTGAAATAAGGCAAGGGTTGGGTTTTGGACTGACTGATGTGTCAGCGTGCTTGCTTTCGCACGAACACCAAGACCACAGCAAGGCGATTAAAGACGTTTTGCGGGCGGGGGTATATGTTTATACCTCCCCCGGCACAATCGAGGCGCTGGGTCTGGAACACCACAGGCTGCGCCCAGTCAGAGCCAAGGACACGTTCCACATCGGCACCTGGACCGTCAGAGCCTTCGAGACACAGCATGATGCCCAGGAGCCACTTGGGTTCCTGCTCCACAGTCGAGCCAGCAATGAGCGCCTATTATACGCAACAGATACTTACTACATACGCTACAGATTTCCGGGCCTTACACACATCATGGTTGAGTGCAACTATGCCAAAGACATCCTCTATCGAAATGTTGAAAGCGGCTCTGTTCCAGGAGTTTTAAAAAACAGGTTGCTGACAAGTCACTTCTCGTTGGAGAACGTCAAGGAGTTCCTTAAGGCTAATGACTTGTCGAGGGTTCAGGAGATTTGGCTGTTGCATCTAAGCGATGGCAACAGTGATGCGGAGAGGTTTAAGCGTGAAATCCAAGAGCTAACCGGCAAGATGGTTTTTGTACCTGGACAACGATAAGCTATACCCTCCCCGGTCATCCAGCCCTCGTTGGCTGGCTCTGGCCGGGGGATAACCTTTGGAGGTGGACAAAAATGCCTGAATCGAACTGCTGGAATGGAGAAGGAGAATGCAAATACTGCAAGAACCCATCTAATATAGCGGGAGGGGAAACAGGATGATGCGGGAATATAAAGGCCTGATCTCCGCACCCAAGGACAAGCCTGATCGGGCATCAGCGCAAGTGTGGGCGCTGTATCCCCACGCCACGGCCATACTGATACGCTATGGATACAAGGGCTGGTGGAGATATACGGTATGGATTGAGGAGGTGGCGTGATGCCTTGGTGGTTGGTGAAGAAGTTGTGAAAACCCACGAAATTAAATTAGAAGTGGTCAAACGGTCTGATGAACGGTATCAAGAGATTAGAGAGAGGCACTATGTTCCAAACAGAGGGACTCACGGACAGCAACTTCATTTTTTAATTTGGTATAAAGGACAAATTGTAGGTATTATCACAGGAGCCTCCGCGGTGTATGGAGTGAAGGCTAGAGACGAGTTTTTCAACATCCCACCAGATAGAAACATTAAACAAAAGCGGTACTTACCCGCTATTATTAACAACACTGTCTTTAGATTAGAGTACCATGAGCCGAATTTAGCGACCAGAGTGTTATCTAAATGGAGAAAAGTTGTAGTCGATTTATGGGAGACGATATACGAAATTCCGGTGATAGGGTTTGAAACGTTTGTCGTAGAGGAAGATTGGCGCAAGGGGACTGTTTACAAAGCCGACAATTGGACAATGTTAGGCACAACAATGGGGAGCACCAAAGTGCATAACAAAGGTATGAACAAACCATCCCAGAGAAAGGAGACTACTCCTAAATTGATTTTTGCAAGATGGGTTAATAAGTCCACCGCCCCAGTGGTCGATTATAATCCGTCATGGCGGCAAAGCACGCCCGAGGAAAAGGAGCGGGCTAGGCGGTTACAGGTCATCAAAAACGAACTATACGGGGTGAAACTGTAATGAGGGTATTAAGAAATCCTGAAATGCTGGAGGTGTCTTAATTGTATTAGCTGTTAGTATGGCTACTATGCAGCGCCTGCTTTTTAGCTGGAGCATGGTGGGCGAGTAGGGAGAGGGTTTGATTTTGGTCAGCTGGGGAGCCAACACTCCCCACCTGACTATCCAAAGGAATTTCTGGTAGACCTAAATTTAGGCTTACTTGTAAGGGGGTGGTTGATTGAAAGATTGGACTGGTGATAAGAACAGTATCTTTAAGACGTTGGGAGCCTCTAACCATACTGATAAAGAAAGACAGAAGCACGATTACTACGCTACAGAGCCGAGAGCTATAGAATTGCTCCTAGAGGTAGAAGAGTTCAGTGACCACATTTGGGAATGCGCTTGCGGTGAAGGTCACTTGTCGAAGGTTCTTGTTGAACGAGGGTACAATGTCAGAAGTACAGACCTTATAGATAGGGGGTATGGAGAAGGGGGCGTGGACTTCTTAACTCAATCTGAACCCTTTGATGGAGACATTATCACGAACCCTCCCTACAAATACGCCTCTGAATTTGTCTACAAGGCGTTAGACCTTATTCCCGAGGGCAGGAAGGTAGCGATGTTCCTCAAACTGCAATTCTTAGAGGGAAAGAAACGCAAGAAGCTATTCTTAAAACACCCTCCCAAAGTCATATATGTGTCGAGTTCACGTCTATTATGTGCTAAGAATGGCGAATTTGAGCGAATGAGAGCAGGGGGAGGGAGTGCTATAGCGTATGCGTGGTTTGTTTGGGTTAAAGGGTTCAAAGGTGACACTATCGTGAAATGGATAAATTAAAACGGGCGAGTAGTACAAGGAAGTGGCATTGGGGAGCGCACACTCCCCATCATATCCTGCCCTATGAAGGCAATGAATATACATTGAATGTTTATACAAAGTGCAGGTGGTGACATGAGGTTCTTAGATTTATTCGCAGGCATTGGAGGATTCAGACTTGGTTTAGAACGAGCGGGGCATGAGTGTGTGGGGTTCTGCGAGATAGATGAATTCGCAAGACAAACGTATAAGGCTAACTTTGACACGGAGGGAGAGGTGGAATGGCATGACATTACCAAAGTCACGGATGGACAAGCTAGAGAACTTAGAGGAAAAGTTGACCTCATCGCGGGAGGATTCCCTTGCCAAGCGTTTTCAGTTGCAGGTAAACGACGAGGATTTGAGGACACTAGAGGAACTCTGTTCTTCGAGATTGCAAGAATCGCCAAACAAATCGAACCACGCTTTTTACTGCTTGAGAACGTCAAAGGGCTTCTATCGCACGACGAGGGGAGAACGTTCGCTATCATCCTATCCACGCTGGATGAACTCGGGTATGATGCTGAATGGCAAGTGCTTAACAGTAAAGATTTCGGAGTACCCCAAAACAGAAAACGGGTGTTCATTATTGGACATTCTCGAAGATTCCCCAGACGAGAAGTATTTCCTATCACAAGAGCAAGTGGACAAACTCTTAGGCAAATTGTAGGAGGATCGCAAGGTTACAGGGTTTATGACCCACAGGGTGTTAGTGTGACTTTAGCAAGTCAAGCTGGAGGGATGGGTGCCAAAACTGGATTGTATGTAGTTCCAGTCCTGACACCAGACAGAGTAGAAAAACGCCAAAACGGTAGACGTTTCAAGGAGCCAGGGGAGCCAATGTTTACACTTACGGCACAGGACAGGCATGGGGTGTTGGTCAAGCCAAGCCACATACCAGGTTCCCATGATATAAATAACACAGTTAGGGCTAGTGGCAGGGGTTCACTAACCGCTAAACACAACCACGACATTATCCATGATGGCGTTAGGATTCGCAGATTAACGCCACTTGAATGCTTCCGTTTACAGGGCTTCCCCGATGAACACTTCCACAACGCTAAAGCAGTAGGAGTTAGTGACCGTCAGCTTTACATACAGGCTGGAAACGCTGTCACTGTTAATGTGGTGTATGAAATAGCAAAGCGTTTAGGGTAGGGGAGCCAACACTCCCCATCATATCCTGCCCGATGTGGGCGGAGATTATACACAGAAGGAGTGAACACTGTGGAGCTATGGCGATTGAAGCAAATGCAATCCCTACCGCTTGAAGCAAAAATCATCAAAAGCCAGCAGCGCATCAGAGAATGGTACGAGCATTGGGATGGAGATGTATACGTCAGTTTCAGCGGAGGCAAAGATTCCACGGTGTTGCTCCACTTGGTTAGAGAATTGTATCCTGATGTTCCGGCAGTGTTTTGCGACACCGGCTTGGAATTTCCCGAGATTAAACAATTCGTTCGGCAGACTGAAAATGTAACAATTTTGAGACCGGACATGAGTTTCAAAAAGGTAATTGAAAAGTACGGGTATCCAACCATCAGCAAAGAAGTCGCAGAGTGTGTCGAGGGGGCCAGAAAAGGACAGCCCTATAGGATACGACGCTTTGACCCTAATTACAAGCCAATGTTTAACATGAGCACGTGGGCGTTCCTACTCGATGCTCCATTCAAGATATCAGCATCGTGTTGTGACGTTATGAAAAAGAGCCCCTTCCGTCGATATGAACGGGTGACAGGGTTCAAACCAATAGTAGGCACCATGGCGGTAGAAAGCAGGTTGCGTACTCAAGCATGGTTAAGGACGGGATGCAATGCGTTTGAAAACAAGCGGCCCATATCACAACCTCTGGCATTTTGGCTTGAAAAAGACATATGGGATTACATTCGCCGCTTCAACGTTCCCTATTCCAAGATATACGACATGGGTTATCACAGGACGGGGTGCATCTTTTGCATGTTCGGGTGCCACCTGGAACCATATCCAAACCGGTTTCAAAGGTTGTCGCAAACGCACCCTAAGTTGTATGAATATTGCATGAAGCCCGCGTCCGAGGGGGGTCTTGGTCTAGCTGAGGTTTTGGACTACATCGGCGTGGATTATGAGTTCCGAGGGGAGCAACTAGGGTTGGAATGGGAAACAGCTTAGATCTATCTAGAAATGTGTATGAAATAGCAAAACGATTGGGAGGGTGATTTTATGCTATCAACAGGACCTGGGCAATAGCTAAGCGGATAGCAGAGACGAAAAGAAATGGGGTGAACTAATGGCCGGAGAACTGCGGTATGTCCGCGTTGCTAATAAAATCTGGCAAGACGAGAAGATCAAAAATCTGTCTGACGATGCCAAACTGCTTTATTTGTATGTGTTAACCTCGCCTCATTCCAACATGGCCGGGTACTACGTGTTACCTAAACCGTATGTGGCCTACGATTTGAACTGGTTACCCGAACGGTTAGACAAAGCGTTTGCCGAACTGTTGCGGACGGGTTTAATAAAGTACTGCGAACAAAGCGATGTGATACTGATTCCTAACTTTCTTAAGTACAATCCGATCCAAAACAAGAACCAGGCAATAGGTGCTAACAGGCGAATCCTTGAATTGCCTCAAAACGGCCTTATAGACGAGTTTATAACGGTTGCGAAACGGTTTGCCAAAGGGTTAGACAAAGAGATATGTCAAGGGTTAGCCAAATGGTTTGGTAATACAGAATCAGATACAGAATCAGATACAGATACAGAATCAGAATCAGATCGCGCGCGCGAGGAAAAAGATGACGATGAAGAGAGGGAAACGGTGAGGGAAATCACAGATGCATTTACTGAAACATTCGCATATCCACCGAATTCGACACAGATGCAGATGCTGACCTCATTTCTGGATGACGGTCTAACACCATGGCATATCACGGAGGCCCTTAAACGGTCAGCCGAAGCCGGGGCCAAAAGTCCGGGCTATACAAAAACCATTCTACAGGACTGGATCAACAAGAAGGCATTTACACCGGATGATGTCAAGCGGCTGGATGAGACATTCAAGCCTAAGAAGAAGGCTGGGGCCCGGGTCTTTGGTGATGATTATGAGTACAGGCCCCGGGCCAGGGCAGCCGATGGCTTTTTCCCGTGGTTGGATGATGACGAACCCGAGATCACAAAAAAGGAGGCGTGACCATGGACAAGCCTGACAATCTGATGTTCGT